GTTGCTTCTCTCAGCGCCAGCTCTTCCGCTTCCTTGGATTACTCCCGAAAACTCGGCGGCCTTAGGGCCGACTTGAAATCGGTAGTTGATACTTGGAGCGGCGAGCCGGCTGGGAGTGCTTCGGACGGCGCCCATCCCGCACCTACGTTTTCGGATCCTACTCGCTTCACTCACCAAGGTGAGTTGAATCGGCAACAATATCAACTTCAAGGTGTCGTTCCGACCCGGGATGTTGTGGAGTATGTGGTCAACATATTCCAAGACCCAGATCTGGAGCGCACCCGTGTTGCCAGGATGATCAGAGACACCTCCCTTAGGCGGTTCGTGGACCGCCGCGGCCCTCTTCCATGTCGGGCGACTACGGTACGAGAACGCGGGTTCAAGGCCCGTGTCGTTACCAAGTCGCCGTCCGATGTTGTTGAGGTAGGCCATCTTGTTCGCAGTGTTGTTTGGCCGATGCTGGAGAAGGACCCTAGGGTTCGCGCTTCGCTTGAAGGCGGTAGACTCGAGGAGGTTTTCGCAAACCTCTCCGAGAACCGCATCAAGTGTCCCGTGTCCTTGGGTGATCTCCTTCTGGTATCGGCAGACTTGACAAAGGCGACAGATGGCTTTAGCCGTGACACTATTCTCTGTGTCTGGGATGGCGTGTGTACTGGAGCCCAACTCCCCGAGGATGTCCGTGCGCTTGGCGCTCGGCTCCTCGGCCCTATGCGTGTCGAATACGACGAAGATTCGGGCCTGGAGGCTCTGGATACAGAGGGCGGCTGCCTGATGGGGCTGCCGCTTTCTTGGTTTATCCTCAATATCATTAACCTCTGGGCCTGTGAGTCTTCGATTCGAGAGGCGTGCCAAAGTATTGGCTTGCCGAAGGAGGCTAGTGTCGACCTCTCTCGGTTTGCTACTTGCGGTGACGACCTCGCTGCCGTTATGCCAGCGGCAGCTCACGCGGGGTACGAACGACGGGTTACCAACGTTGGAAGCGGATTGTCTGCCGGAAAGCATCTTGTTTCGAACCACCTTTTGCTCTTTACGGAGCAAATGTGTTGGTTCGAAGCACAAGAGTTTCCGGCGCCGGCATATTCCATATTCGGTTGGCTGAAACCCGGCTCGGCAGTCCCAAGTGGTTTCCGTTCCGGTTACACCGCGTTTAATGCGGTCCGGATGATCGACTACGTACCCGTACGTAGTTTGATCCATCCTGGACACTTCGCAATAAAGCGGATTTCCGGTCCAGTACCATTTGAGCTGCCGAGCTGGGCCACCTCCGGTCCTGCGATTTCCTCGGCAATTCCGGCTTGGTGTCCTACGTGGAAGCGTAGGGTCATCAGCCGGATAGCCAAGGTTCTCAGACCGGAGGTAGCAGCCCTCCGGAGCGTTGGTATTCCCCCGTTCGTTCCACGGGAGTTGGGGGGTGGTGGGTTTCCACCGCCAAGGCCCGGCAAAGTTTTGCATGACGCCCCCGCGACTTACCGACAGTTCCTCTTCCGGATCCTGATTGACCACCAGGAAGGGAAGGAAGAGAAGGCTGTCGGTTCGATTCGCGGAATAGTGAACTTGTGGCGTACATGCGGCGTAGCCGGAGACCTGCTTTCGGATGCCCTTACTGAGGCTGAGGAGGAGTTGAAGGTTAGACCTCTGTGGGAGTCGCCCGAGGGCGGCAGTCTTCGTGAAAGGCTGTCGACCGTCCTGGACGACCACTTGACACTCACGGAGGACGACGCCTTGCTCCGCCTCGCATCTGTATGGGCACCAGCGCTCGGCATAGCCGGTTTCAGTGGAGGTCGTCCTTACTGTAAACCGTTCTACAAGTTTGTTGCCGAGTACCGGAAGCAGGTTTTGTCCTTGGCCTCGACCATCACTGGCCGAGGGAAACCCTTGAAGAATGTGGATGAGTCGGATTTGGCAATCCGACTCAGAGAAATGTGCTCCGGCCCGGTGGTTTATATACCTCGCGAGAGGATACCACCGGGGCTCGGAGTGTGCATTGTAGGCATGCCCTCTCGAAAGAGGATCGTTGGATTGCACCGACATAGTCAGTCC